TTACATGGGCATCTTGAACTGAGCGCCGGACTTTTCCGCTCTCGCCCGGGCCCGCCAGAACATGCGCTCTTGGACGGTCATAGGCTCCTGCGGTTCGGGGAGTGCCGCTTTTACTGGCTCTCCCGGTGCGAACGTCCGCACCCCGAAGACACCGTGGTCCTTGCCGTCCACGAACTTGCGGACCGCAGAAAGACCAGCGCGACCGAGCGCATCGAGTTCCAGGTCGCTCATGTCGAGCAACGTTGTCCTCAGGTCTTCTTTCACCGATCCTAGATCAAACGTCGCCCGTGCTGACTTCGACGCCTTGGTGTAACTCAAGACGGTATCGACGCCGTCGCGGTCCAACGTGTGGATGGCAGCCTGGCGCGCCCGAGCTTCGTCGAACTCGTCGAGGAGCTGCGTGGCGCTGACGTCGGGTTTGTATTCCGGGTTCGGCATCGCTCTGCTGCCATTGCCAAAAATGACCGAAAACGGCCACCTGATCAGCTGCTCGCACCAATTTACGACCCCCAGTGTATTCCTCCAGAGGCCGGACAGCGCCGACATCAAAGCCTGTCCAATTGCTTTCAACATAATGTTTTCCCCCGTTCATGTTGTATGCCGATCATTCGGTTGCCGGACGCAAGGCACAAAAAAAGACCGAGGCGAACCTCGGCCCAGCTACCCAATGTTTAGCGTTCGGCGCACTCTGAAGGGACAGGGTGCCGCTCGCCTACATCATGATGTGACGGTCGACAACGACGGGCAAGTCGGCTGGTCAAAATCACTCATCGCAGTCCCGGCTCCACGTATCGTAGGCTTCATGTAGTTCCTCGTCACGCTGGAGGATGAAGTCGTCGAGGTCTTCGTGGAACGCGAAAGGCCCGTACTCGTCTCTGACCCAGTCACGAAATGTATAGTCACTCATGTCTCGTCTCCCTCAGCCCTGAATGGGCTACAGGGATGGTGGGATCGCCGGCGGCCACGATCAAGGCTTCCAGCAGCCGTTGCGCTCACCCCAGAGATTGTGGGCGACGACGTCGCGGTTGGTTTCGACCGACATGGCGGCCGCCTCGGACCTAGTGGGCCGGATCGGCTGCCACCCGGTGCAGATGCTGCCGTCAGTCGCGCACCCAGCGAGACAGCTCACGATCAAGAGCGGAGTCATCCATTTTGCGAACGTTGTCATTGAGGCGCTCCTTGTCCTTCAGGGCGTTCAGGTCGTCGGCGACACGCTCGGCCTCGGCGGCCGCCTTGCCCGAGGCGTAGATGCGCCAGTAGCCTGCGGCGACGATGGCGGCGACCGTGGTCCACTTGGCGAAAGGTGAGCCGATCTTGCTGACGATCCAGGTGATGGCCGACGTCAGCATGGAGTGTCGCCTTTCGGTCCACGACGGAGCCGAATGTCGCCTGCCTTGTGGCGATCGAAGGCGAACCAGGCGAGGTTGATCAGGATGACCGCGCCGCTGGCGAGGGTTTCGATGTCGTCAGGAGAGAGGTTGGTGTTCGCCAGAGCCATACCGGCAATGAGAGTGATGGCGTGTCTTACGAATCCGAGAATTGCGGGGTTCATGTCATGCTCCTTCGGCGGCGACGACCTCGTAGGCCTCGGCACGTGCGCGGTTGATCTGTGATTTCCGGAACAGGTAGACGGCGAATCCGACGAGGCCGACGGCGACGACGATCAGGGTGATGGTCGTCACGCTGTCGAGATTCGTCAGATCGACGCCAACAGTCGAACCTGCACCGGAGGCGGCCGACGTCGTGGCGGTGGCCGCGTTGGTGTTGGCGTCCTTACGGGCTGCCGTGGCCTCGGCCGTCAGATGCGCAGCTACGCCGCGATCCGATCCGCCGCGGGCCGCGAGTGACATCTTGGTCGCATTGGCTTCGACACCTGCGATCCTACGGCTCCATCCCTTCCCAAATGTCGTCCACGTCTTGAGGCTCTGAACAAACGACAGGCGACGCGAGCAGATGGCCTTGATTGTCTTCAGGGGATCGGCGGCCGCCGCCTTGGCCACAGTCTGCGGGCCGACCTGGCCGTCGGCAGATGCTCCGACGGATAGCTGAAGCCACTTCGCTCCACGGGAGACGCCGGAATTCACGGCGGCGTCGAGCGTGGCGTAGTCGACCCCGGCAGGCAACGCGTCGTAGCGGACCTTGTCGGCATACTGGGTCTGGTAAATGGACGACACCTCAACCTCGGCGATCTCACGGACCGAACGGGTCTTGAGGCCAATGCGCTTCCGGTAGGCATCGTAGATGGCCTGAGTGATGCCGTAGTTCGTGGCACCGCCGGGATCGAGCTTGTGATTGACGTAACCGCCTTCGTCACGGCGCAGGTGCGCCATGGCGGTCTTGTAGGTAGATGATGCCACGATGGTGGTCTCTGTGAATTCTAAGATTCTGCGTCGACCGGCGGCGAGAGGCCAGCGGCACGATAGCGCCCGTCAGCAACCATCGGGATCATGGCTCGGGCTCCGTAGGGATAGAGAACGACGTGAGCGTGAGCCCATGTCGTCGGGCCGACGTTGTACCCTTGGAACAGCTTCGCCGAGACGCCAGCGACGTAGGAACCGTCGCAAATCTTGGGGCTGTGGGTGTGTCCGGAAGTCACCTTGCGGCCGAAACGTCTGAATTGATTGGGTGAGCCACGACTGCCGCCGATCCCGAGATCGCCGTGCAATCCGTTCTCGACGTCGCAGACGACAAAGCTTTCACCAGCCCGGACGAACGTGACGTCGTCAGCAAGTCCGAGGGCGCGGAACGCATATTCGGTAGCATTGAAGTTGCTGCTCCCGGAGCGGATCGCATCATGCCAGGCGGCGTTGAAGCGATGCCACAGATAGGCGTTGTCGGGATCGTAGCGCCCGTCGTCTGCCTTAATCCATTTAACGATGGCAGAGTCGTGGTTGGATTCAACCACGACCACCTCGCACCACTCCCGGCGCAGACCGTTGGCAAAGCCGACAGCCTCCGAAATCTCCCGTTCCACCGACACAGTGCCGCGGGCGGACATAGTGGCCATGGCATGCGGATCGCGGATGTTGTGGTGGTTCCTCCACCTGAAATCGAGCGTGTCCTCGGCGAAGGCGTAAATCGGCTTCAGCCTGTCGAAGAGATTGGGCCGGTCGACGAACTGGCGGCTCTCGACATCGTAGCCGACGGACGCCATCGCGATGTGAGGATCGAGCTGATCATGGTGCCAATCGCCGAAGGTGATGGCGGCCGCTCGATATCCGCTTTTGACCTCTCCACCCTCTACGAGAATGTCGAGGTCCTGAAAGTCGCCGCTCTCGTTTGCGATGAGCTGGCAGAAGAAGACCTCGCCATCGCTGTCTATCTCGACGAGCAGAGCGCCTATCGTGTGATGGAAGATCGCCTTCCTTCCTGCCGCCCTCGGGGCATAGGACGGCAACGTGCAGCACCCGGTCGTATATGCATATCGTGGTGGCTGCTCGAGCATCCGGGGGATACTCTCCATCGCGATCCTTGCATGAGGGATCACGACATGATGGCCGTGGTTAACGGTGGTCCATCCATTCAAGGGATTTGCGGCGGTCGGCAAGATGTTGGCATCGGCCACGAAAAGAAGATCGTTCGAAAACCGCACCCGATCATAGAACAAGTATTCGTGCAGCTCGGGCGCAAAGACCGCCGTTGCGGCTGCATGATCCTCGAACAAACCCTTCTGATACGTGAACCCGGCGACGATCAGCGGCGCATTGAGGTATTCGGCGTAGGCATGAAGATTGGCGAGGAAGGGCTGGTGAACAGGAGTATCGTCTTGTGCGGCGGTGAGGATGAACCGGTGGACAATCCCCGGTTCAAGATCGTGTCTGATCTCCGGAATACTGGAGAGCCTGACGGGCTTGGGCTTTTCCTTCTTCTCAGGCTCCGGTGCTGGTGCGGGAGCCTCGGGGAATTTTTTGGCCCTTAGCCAATCCAGCGCCGACCGCGCCTCCCGTTCCGACCATCCCATCGACTTGGCGAGACTGCGCCTGCCAAGCCCCTGAAAACCACGTTCCATCACCGTTGCGGCTCTTGCGGCCGCTGTGTTCATTCCTCGCATGCGTGTCCCCTCAGACGTTGTATTGCCATCTGACGATTTGTTGACGTCGAAGAGCTTGCAAGTTTCGCCGGCAGGAATCAGCGGCCGAGGAAATCCTGAAGACCAAGGTAAAGGATGGCAGCAGCACCGGACGCGGCAGCGCCGAAGAACGCCAACATGGCTTTGAAGCTGATCTTTTCGGCTGCCTGACGCTGGCGTCGGAGATAGCGCAGGTCGTCGCCGAACGACGTCACACTGTCGATATCCGTCGGATCGACGCGGAGGAGCTGGAAGACTTCCTTGATGGTTTCCTTGGCTGCGGCCTCGGCGGCGGTGGTGACAAGTGTCCTGATTTCGAGTTCGGTCATGTGAGGAGGGCTTTCAATGCGGGATTGTATCTATTGAGCCTGTCGGCGGGGCGAGAGACAACAAATTACGAGGCAGCGGTCTCGAGAGCGGCGATGCGTGCCTCAAGGGCCGCGAGCTGGTTCAGGGCCGCCTGCAAGCTGCTGCCGCTGCTTGCGAAGAACGGGTCCATGAAGTCGGGATCGAGTTCCACCTGGGCGGCAGGGAGGTGGTAATACTGGTTGTCGAGGGTCTGGAGGTATTCTCCGATGGCCACGAGCGCTTCCTGAACGTTGGAGCCACCGATGCCCCACGCTCCACCGGAATAGGAAACATCGACGGTCGTGATCGATCCGCTGCCAGGGTCGAGCGTCAGGACGTGGGCGACGACGTCCTCGATCGCACCCTGCACATTGGTTGCAGACGTCACCGCGCCGACGGACGACGGGTCGAATGTCGTGGTGGCAGCCGATCCGTCTCCTCCTGAGCCGGGGGAAACATTGTCGATCTGAACCTTGAGGTCCTCCAATGCTTCCTGCACCGTCGCGCCGGTAACGCCGGAGATGGCGTCGACGGAGACGTCGGCAGCTTCGACGGCAACAGGGGTGTCGATCTTGGCAACGATCTGGGCAATCGCCGTCTGCATGTCGGTAGCTGTGACTGATCCGACCGGTTCCACCGACACGTCAGTTGCGCCGATGTCCACAGACCGCCCTGCCAGTTCGTTGATGGCAGCTTCCACATTCGTACCGGTCAGCCCGGATGCGGCATTGTCGAAATGCACCCTGTCGGCCGTCAGATCGTCGCCGAGCATCAGAGCCAATTCGCTGATGGCATCCTGAGTGGTTACGGCATCCAACCCCGTGCCGGAGGGATCGTAGGCAATCGACTGGGCGGCGTTGGAGCCGAGCAGCGCCCATTTCCCTTCGAGAAGATCGATGTCGAAGTCCTCGGCGGTATGAGCCACACGGCAGAGGTATGTGCCGCCCTCGTGGATGACGATATGACGGGTCGTATAGTCGCTAAGGGTCTCCCAGTCTCCCGTCGTCGCCAGCATTGCCGGAAACGGGATCGAGGCGATGGGTGCACCCTCGTCGTCGAGGAAACGAAGGAATTGTCCTGTCTCATCATCGACGAGGATGATGCCCGAAACAGGGAGGATACCCGAGAGCGCGTCATTGATCGCGTCGGAAATGGCATCCCAGTTCGCATCGACCTCCTCTTTTGTCAGGGGGCGGCCGAGGGTGTCGTATTTATTGAGACTGATGGTCATGGTGCGGTTTCCCCGTTCTATTCTTCGCTGTCGTCGTCATCGTCGGAGGGGTCGTTGAAGTTCGGATAACCGGGATCGGTCCATGGGCCGGGAGTGCCATCCCAAAGGTTGCCTTCTTCCATCACGACAGTGGTGAACTTCCACCAGTCGTCGCCAGGATATCCGGGGTATCCGGGAGGAGGGCCACCCGGATACCACCAGTTGGTATTCGTACCGATCTGGGCGGGCCGGGTTCCAACACCCTCTCGTTCGGCCGTTCCTGTGTTCGTGCCGCCGGTGGTGAACAGTTTGCCCGTGGAGCGCGGATGTCGGTTTTTGACCTGGTGTGCCGTCTCCCGAAGTCGGGCGATGATGTCCTGAACCTGAAACTTCGACCCTTTGATCGGGGAATTGTCCACGACCTTGGGCTTGTCCTTCTTCGGACCGGAACCGACAAAGGCGAACCATTTGTCGATCTCGTAATTGTGGTTCATCGGCGGCGCGGCGGGCGTCGTCTTTTTCTTCGCTGCCATGGGAACCTCCGATCAGCCTGCAAAGGCGAGGTCGATATCTTTGCGGGCGGTCACGGTCGCGCCGGTCGCCGTCAGCTCGCGTTCGATGACATCCTTGGCGGTGAGCTGGCGCATGATGAGCTGGTAGGCCGTCGGCACGGCGGAGACGGCGGCAACAGCATTGCCGAACCCGACCTGAGAGGCGGCCGCCACGCGCAGCTGGTCGGCATAGCCGTTCTTCCATCGGACGGCCTTACAGGCGTAGGAGGCCTGCTTGAGCAGATACGGATTGACGGGTTTCTGGATGCGTTCGCCGTTCATTGTGTACTGCATGTCGCCGACCTGATAGCCGACACCCTCGTTGTCCGCCCAGGCATATCCCTTGGCAAACGCCTCGGAATACGGTGTTCCTCCGTCGGGCACAGTGCCGGACACGCCGTTCGCGACCGAGACGCCGAGGGTGACGTCTACGTAGCGGACCATGCCCTCGGCCGTCCAAACCTTGCTGTAGGAGATGACCTTGCCGCGAACCCACCCGGCCGGGAAGAAGTGGTGCTCTATGCGGACACCGTCGCGCAGCGTGATGTCGTAGAGGTCTTCCCACCGTGCCCGGAACGTGACGGTCAGCGCACGGAGACGGCGGCGGAGATATGCGCGAACACGGAGGAGTCCATGCTCTGCAACCTGGCGGCCGCGATCCGTCTCGAAGAAGCTGAACGCCATTTCGTCATGCAGCGCGATGTCCTTCCTGGTGCGGACCCAGCGGTACATGTACGGCTTGATCAGGCTTTCCGGGTAGTCCAACCACTCGGCAAGGAGGTCCTGGAAGTCGTCACCGGAGTTGTGCGCCACCTGACACACCCATGCCTGATCGTAGAAGATGACCTTGTCGCCCACGAGATAGTCTGTGTCCTCTTCCCACATCGGCGTGGTGCTGTCCTCGGTGAGCGAGTTCAGGCCGATATCATCGAGTTCCTCCTCTTCGTAGCCGAATGCCCGAACATCCTGCACATCGGCGGTCGCGGTGACCTTGAGGATTTCACGACGGGGCTGCCGATAGTCATAAGACATCTCGAACTTGGTGGCCTTGTAGCGCCACATCGCCAGCGGCATGACGCCGTAGCGGGTCCTGACATAGCTTTCGTATTGGTCGACGCCATGTTCGTTCTTTCCCCTCCAGCGCTGATGAAGCACGACCTGATAGCGGCCGTCGAAATATTTGCGGCTCGTTTCCGTGGCATCGGGGAAGGCCTGCTGGGTTTCCTTGACCTGCCAGCCGGAATTCACGAGTTCCCCGACCTCGCCGATGCTGGAGACGTCGGTCAGGGTCGGACGGCCATTGACGCCGCCGCCCTCGTTGACCTTACCAGAAATATCTACAGCGCCGGAAGCCGACTGAGCCCATTCCCCGACGATGTTGAGGCTGGCCTCGCGGATCGGGGGAGCGCCGAGCGCCGGGACCATACTGTCGCGGACATAGTGCGGGCCTAGATCGACGAGGCGATCATAGTCGATGATGTCGGACAGGGTGATCTCGTGGGTGACGGGATCAATGTGGAACAGCTCAGAACGGGCCTCGAGAACAACGGCGGGATCGCTGATGTTCGTTCCGGAGATCAATTCGTCAACATAGGGACGGGTCGCAAGCGTGCGGGCAACTGCGAGCAGCAGATCGTCGAACTCGTCGGGCTGGCCGAGGAATTCGAGACTAATCAAGTTCTCCGCAAGGTTGGCGGGCATGGAGTTGGCAACGCCGCGGAAGATGAGTTTGGGCGTCTCGCCGTCGTTGGAGACGCTGACGAGGATGTACTGGTCACGGCCGGGTGCCATGATGCCGATCCCGAGGTTTTTGCAGGTGATCGTCAGCCGAGCAACGCCACCTTCCTCGTGGTCGAGCTTATAGGTGGTGGCCACCAGCTCGGTGCGGGCGTGAAGGACGGGATCGAACACGGTGTCGATAGTCGGCACCCAAGCGTTATAGATGCGTGCTGCCATCGGTCACTTCTCCACAAGACCCACGGTCCAGTTAACCTTGCCCGACCATTCGCCGCGATCTTTGGGCTTCTGGATCAGGAAAGCTGTGATCTTGGGCCTGAACTCGACGAAGCCGGATTTCGGCTGCGCCGTGATGCTGACGATCTTGGGGCCAGCCCAGCTCCATGATGCTCGCGGCAGGATCGCCTTGTCGTCGAGAAAGACGACCATGTCCTCGTCCGACCATGCCGCGCGAGGAAGGATGATGGATGTCTGGCCCGCTTCGAACGGAATCTGCCATGCGTCGATGAGCACGACTTCCATTTCCGTGAGTAGCGGCACGTGCATGAGAGCAGGTGCCGCCCAGTCGCCCGAACCGGTATAGGTGATGATCAGCTTGTCCTCGCCGGGAATAGTGATGACAAAGCCCGTGCCGTTGGCGTCACGGTGAAACTCGCCATGCTCCTCCCATTCGAGACTCTCGGAGATGCCCCTGCCGGAACCGGGCAGGAACTTGGCGGCGGACAGGTTGAGCCTGGTGTTCTTGATCAACATGTCAGCGGTTCCATCCTGGCGATGCCGCCGCCTGCGTTCTCGAGTACGAGGACAAGCGTTCGGCGACGTTCTCTTCGGGCGTCATCATGATGATGGTGTCGCCGTTGGAGAGGTTGACGTTCACGGGCGTCATGGCTGCCGGAGCAGCATCCAGTGGCAGCTGCGTTGCGGCTGACACGGGGGACTGTGGCGAGGCCCTTTCCGTAAGCGCCTTGATGCGCTCCGCTCCCCCGAAAATCGGGTGACCACCCATGTTCCGATCAAGGGCGGTGGTGCCGACCTTCGCCTTATAGGCATCGTATTCCTCACGGCTCATCTTGAGCTCACCGCTCATGTCCCCGTTTTCCTGAAGGGTTTCCTTCGAAGAAGTCAGGAACCAGGAGATGGAGTTCAGGATCGTGGCGAGGGACTGGAGGGTGTTCTGGACGAAGTAGTCGAGGATCGGCGCAAGCGTTTCCAGAGAATCGACCAGGTTCCTCAGCAGGTACATGCCGAGATCGGAAATGCCGTCAAATACGAGACCCCAGTTGAAGCTCTTGATCGAGTCCCAAAGCGTATCGAGAGACGCCCTGGTGTCCTCGAACAGCTTCACGATGCCCGGGAATTTCTTCTGGAACTCGGCGAGGGTATCGCCTGTGAAACTCTTCACCTTGGCGAGAGCGTCACCGAACGTGTCTTCGAGGAATGCGGCCGTCGTGGGGAATGTCTGTTTGAAGGCGTTCCATGCAGACGTGAAAATCCGCTCGACCTCATCCCAATAAAGGATGACGCCACCAATGCCCGCTGCTAACAGGACCGGCCACCCGATGATACCGGCGACCGTGCCGAGGACCATGCGAGCTATCGGCAGCAGCATCGTGCGTAGCGCGTTGGTCACGATCCGCACGGCAGCGAGGCCTACGTTCGCCACTGAAAAGAACAGCTTCGAGATGCCGAGCAGCTGCCCGGCGAGGAAGGTCAGCGCCACCTCGAGTGGTCCTGACATGCCGAGATAGTCGGACAACTGTGTCAGGGCGGGTTTGGCGAACTCGTAGCCCGTAGCCACCACGTTCCACACCCGCTTGAACCCCTTGATGATCTGCTCACAGGCATACCAGAATGTCGCCGTCCACTTGATCGTGACGTCGGCGGACGAACCCTGGTTCCAGAGCGCCCAGAAATCCTTGGTCACCTGGATCAGGTAGTCGAAGGCTCCAACGAGCTTGCTGTTGATGACGTCCGCGTTGTCGAGCATCCAGGCGTTGATGGCCTTCAGCACCGGGAGGAGGGACGGCATGATTTCCCGGGCAAGCTTGTAGGAAAGCCCGATGAGAATCTGCCACATGTCGTAAATCTGGGCCTTGAGAGGCTCGATCTCGGCAACCTGTTCCTTCGTCAGCACGACACCGAGCTTGATCGCCCGCATGCCGGATTCGTCGAGAGCCTCGGCACCTTCCTTCAGCATCGGAAGGAGCTTCACCAAGGCAGCGCTTCCCCCGCCGAGGTTGGTCAGGAACTCGATACGGACGTTGTCGTTCGGCAGCGCTTTGACGATCTGGGCCATGCGCCGCAGGACATGGTACTGTGATGCCAAGTCCTTGCCGTCGGCACTACGGAGAGGAATCTGGAGCTTCTTGAACAGCTCGGCCGCGCCAGCAAAGTTCTCGTCTTCCTTCATGATGCCGACCATCGCGGCACGCAGGGTCTGCATTCCTTCGACATATTCGTCGAAGCCGACGCCCTGGCTGCCGGCGGCGTATTTCATCGCCGTGAAGACCTCCAAGGATTGGCCGACGGCGTCGGCAGCATTCTGGAGCTTCTGAGCATTGAACGACGCCAACACGGCAATTGCCGAAATACCTGCAAGCGCAGCTGCGCCACCAAGGGCGGCAAGGCCTGCGCCGATGACACCGAGGAGAGCGCCGACGCCAGCGCGGAGCGCGGTGTTGCTGACCGCATACTCGAGCTGTGTGAGGGCAGTGCCGAAGCGGCCGACGTCACGGGCGGCGGTGCTGAAGGCACGACCGATCCCGGCGGCCGATCGGCCCAGACCGGGAGCAGCGCCTGCGAAACCACGACCGGTTCTCGTGAGGCCAGCCATTGCACGGCGCAGCGCGTTGACGTCGTTGGTCAGCGTGGTGATGCGGGCGCGGTCGGCGGCGATCGTGCGAGAGAATGCTGCACGTTCCGCCGCGAGGGTGCGGGTGAACGCCGCGCGTTCCGACGCAAGGTTCGTCGCATGAGCGCGGCGCTCGGCGGAAAGTCGCGTGAGGTTCGCAGATCGCTCCGCCGCGAGAGTGCGGGCAGCCGCAGCACGCTCACTGGCAAGGGTCGAGTGGAACGTGGCACGTTCACGCCCCATGGCGGCGGCATGTGTTGCCCGCTCGTTGGCGAGGTCCGTCGAGAACGTTGCACGTTCACGGCCGAGCTGGGCGCGGAACCGGGTGCGTTCTGCCGCGAGAGTCCGCAGGAAACCAGCACGATTGCGAGCTAGGTCAGCGGCATGGGCGGTGCGAAGACGGCCGAGTTCATCGATATGGTCACGCTGGAGGCGTGCCATATCGGCAGAATGCCGGGACCGCTCAGCTGCTAGATCAGCCGTATGGCGTGACCGCTCACGGCCAAGTTCGGTGCGGTGGTTGGCCTGTTCCGTGGAAATCTGGGAACGGGCGGCCGACACCTCACGAGCCATGGCGGCTCGCTGCCTGCCCAGTTCGGCATCGAAGTTGTCGCGGTGACGTCTGAGTTCGCTGTCGAGGCGAGCGCGCTCGCGGGCGATATGATCGCGGTAGTCCTGGTCGCGCTTGGCGTCGTTGGCCGCAGCCGTCTTACGGCGTTCCTCCTCGTCACGAAGACGATCAAGGCTCGCCTTTTCGCGCTCCTCCTCAGCCTCACGTCGAGCGGCGGCACGATCGACGTCGTCGTCCGCGGTTGAATTGGCCCTTGGGTTCGGTCTGGGGTTTGCGTCCCGATCCGCCCGAGCCTTTTCCCGATCCTTCTCGGCCTGGTCCGCCGCGGCGATGCGGCTCTCCATGTCGTCGAAGAACCGGTCGTTCTCCGACCGGATGCGCTCCGACGCTGCAAGGATGCGATCCAGGTCTTCGCCGGGAATGATGTCGCCGAACAGACCATCGCGGCGGCCATTGGTGATCAGATCGTCGAGACCGCGCGTGGTATCGCGGATCGTCAGAAGGTCGTTATCCCCCTGCGATCCAAGGATACGTACGCCGTCGCCACGCGTCAGCGCGGCAACGTCGTCGAGGGCGTCGATCTGACGCCGGATGGCGGAGGTGCGACGATCGAGGTCGTTGGCAAGGTCGAGCGCGGCCGCCTGATGCGGGGTCGGGGTCTTGCCCTTGTCGATCTTGATCTTGGCCCGGATATTGCGGGCAATACGGTCGAGAGCCTTCAGCTCACGCTCGAGCTTCTTGACCTCTTTGGTCGCCTGCTCGGCTTCGCGGTCGACCTTGTCGAAACCCTTCTTCGCAGAGTCACCGATCTTGTCGAAGAGTTCGATGAGTTCTTTGCCGCCGAGAACCTCAAGGCGGGCGCGCAGCGTGTTCGAAATCGCCATGGGTCAGCCTCAGGTCTTGGGGAAGTGCTGTCGGAATTTCGCAGGGAGAAGCCGGAAGGCCTCCCGGGAGCGGCGCTCGATGGAGATGCGCTTCTTCTCGCGGGTCCATGCACGGAGATTGAAGAGGAAGATCGTTTCCTCGTTCTCCTTGGCCGCGAGGTAGGTTTCCTCGTCGTGTTCGACGACGAAGAGTTCGCCGAATAGCCGGCGGGCTTTGTCGGTCTGCGAGAGACGGCGGGCTTGGCGACGCCCGGAGGCGACTTCGTGTAGACCGCGCTTCTCGGCTTCTTTAGTCGGGATCGCGAGGAACGCTGCCTGAAACGGATTGATGCGACCGCCTTCTTCGAAGATGTCTGCCCACGAGGGGTTCGCTTGGATCGTGACCGCCGGCGAATACGAGAACTTGCCGGGATGGCGTTGCTCGTTCGGGAAATCGTACACCTTGAAGGAGTTCTCGAACTTCGAGTTGCCCTTCATCCGGTTGCGGAACTTCTGGCGGACATCGTCACGGACAAGCTGCTTGGCGGCTTCCGAGACGTCGCGCATGGCGTCGGTGATGGCGCGACCGATCGGATGTTTCAGCTCCTCGAAATACTCCTGCGGATCGACGAGCTCCTTGAAATCGATGGTGAAGCCGAGGTTCTTCTTCGCCATGGGAACCTCACTTCGTCATGCTGTCGATGTACTTCTTGAATCCGTCCTTATCGCCGTGGTGAGCGACCCGGATGGCCGATGCCATGGCAGCGAAGTACTCTTCGGATTCCCAGTGTGCCAAACGCTCAAAGGCGCTGAGTTGCCTCGGCGTCATCTGCCAGACGTTCTCGAGGCCGAGCTTTGGGGCGAGTTTCGCGACGACGCGACCGAGCCAGTGTTCTAGCTCGTCGCGCTTTCCTCGCCTGCCTCGGCCACCAGACCCAGCGCCGTCAGAAAATCCGAGACACCGAGGGGGAAGGTCAGATCGTAGGCGGTCTTGAGGAACAGGAGCTGCGTGGTGAAAGGAAGATCGCGGACAACGGCCTCGGCTGCGATGATGTCCTTTACCTTGTCACGAGGCATGCGCGCTGCCCACACGATGGCCGTCGGGATGACCGTATGGCTGATCGCGTCGAGGATCGTGGCGTCGGCCGTGGTGATGATCTCGGCAATGGATTGACCGGCATCGACCTTCTGCTTCACCTCGCGAGCGACGTCGCGGATTTCCTTGGGGTAGTTCCCGAGCAGATCGGCGATGGCTTGGGCGCTCCAGCCGTAGGTCTTGATTTTGGCGTCTCCGACGGGGACTTCGCGGCTCTGCGGGGAGATTTCGAGAAGCGTAGACATGTTAGGTTCCTAACTGAGGTATGGCCACAAACGAAAAGCGCCCCCGGAGGAGCGCCTTTCGAAATGAGGGATGGGGTTGGATCAGGCTGCGAGCGTCTGCTCGACGCCGAACGCGAACTCTTCGGAGTTGCCCTCGGTCAGCGCCTTGACGGCGTCTGCGAGAGCCTCGCCTTCGATTTCCAGACCGGAGCGTTCCGTGCCGATGTAGCCACGGCCGGACGACGGCGTCAGACGGACCTTCCAGAGACGGACGTGGGTCTTGGCACCCTTGAGGTTGTTGCCGACCACGAGCAGCTCGGCTTCCAGGTCTGGGTTTCCACCGATACCGGTCTTGAGGCGGTTCTGGGCGGGCAGGATCGCGGCACGGTCGAAGGTGATGTACAGGGGGCCGTCGGCAAGAGGCTGGATAACGCCGGACTTTGCGTCGAGCGTGTAGCCAGTGCCGATCGCGAGAACGTCCGCGCCTTCCTCGTCCGAGGACACGACGACGTTGGTGACGTCGAATGCGCCGAGGTCGTAGAGCTGGTTCGCCTTGGCGGCCGCGATGACCTTGGTGACGCCCGTGGCGGCCGTCTGGTTCATCGTGCCGAGCGAACCCATCACGCCGAGGGCGCGGTTGCGGTTCGTGTGCTGCATCAGCGTCATGGAGACGCCGACGGAGATGTCGGTCACCTGGCTGTCAGAGGTACGGGCAACGCCGAAGCGGTTGTCCTTACGCTCGTCGCGCTCGACTTCGACCGTGATCTCGAACGCGTCGGTATCGCCGAGTTCTTCATAGTAGTCGTTGCCGGTGAACTTGGCGAACACGAAACCCTTGGGGATCACGTAGTTACCGGCGATGGGATTGATGTTCATGGAAGGCTCCTTGGAGTGTTATTGGAAGGGTGCGAAGGTGAACGGCAGGCTCACCTCGAGCATGAAGACCCCGATTGCCGGGGACGTGGCCTTGGACGGCGCTGGGAAGGCTGCGCCGTCGATCCCGACACCGCCGTCGTGGCTGGCAAGAACCCGGAGGAACTCGACGTCGCCGAACAGCGCCACGATGACCTTCTCGAAGAGTTCGTTGACCTTGGTGCCGATGGTCTCGGACGATCCTTCGACGTAGCCCCAGATCGTTGGCGTCAGGGTCTGTGGGAAAACCGGGGTTCTCCCCGCCGGGATCGCGATTTTTCGGTCCGTTTCTCCGACGATATCGCCGTCGTGGAGGACGATGGCGGCTGGAGTGTTGTCATCGATCGGATGCACCCGATTCCGCTCACACAGGGCAATGCCGTCGATCCGGCCGAGGGCGGCGAAAAGGGCGGAGATGATTTCCTCTCTTGCTCCCATCACCTGACCTCCTCGAGTTCGAGCTGCCATTCGCCGACAACCGGACGACCCTTCTGTTTCGAAGATTTGATCCGGTAGCTGACCGGCTCATCGTTGAGGACGATGGTGCCGCCCGTCGGTTTGTCGGGGCATTGTGAGCAGCGGACGAGAACGATAGCTGCTTGTGCGGAAGTGCCGGGAACGAGGATGGACTGGCCGCCTCGGGCCGTGACGACGTCAATGCCGTCACGGTGATCGAGGACGGAGCAGGCAATGGTGTCGCCAGCCTTGGTGGTGATGACGGCTGGAACGCCCCAGACCGAATATGTTGGGTCAAGGAGGAGGGTTTGGGTGTCGATCATGGGGTTTCCCCGGTCGGCTCTGGGGGAGGTGCGAACGTCTCACCGACATACAACCAACCGATCGAGACCTCGGCCGTTTGGTCGTTGGCTTCTATGATCACAGCTTCCGGAACGGCTACCCGCAGGGGCAGCTCCGAATGGGAAACCGCGATGTTGGAGACTATGGAATCGGTGATGATGAAATACCGTTTAAGGGTGTCGTCCATCAGGCGGCCTCCGTCACAGTGAATTGAAGGTAGATGCCGCCGCGTGCGCCATATCCGGTCGATGGGAATGAGCTTTGCGACGTCGCTCCTCCGCCGCCGCCGGGTTTTCCACCGTTGCCACCACCGACGGTGCTGCTGTTTCCAGCTCCGCCCGTTCCGAACGAATCAAAGCCACGGTCATTGGCATCGCTTGCATCGAAGCCTACGGCTCCATTGGCAGTCGGTCCAATTACCCTTGCATTGGGCAGTGCACTGGAGGAACTTCCTCCATTTCGCTTCGCCGGGATACTGCTAGAGTTGTATCCTCCGCCTCCGGGGCCAAACGGCGAACTGGGCGCGGCGTTTGACAGGGATCGCCGTCCCATGCGCATCAACGAGTTCGATTCCATAAATGAGTGGTTGCTGTCCTCTGCGGAGCCAGTCGAACCGCTCTTACCGCCGATGGCAACGACATCCCAAAATGTAGTGCTTCCGCCGTCTCCAGCGGGAGCGCCGCCTGCGCCGACGACGAAGCTAATGGAATCTGGAAGATCATCGAGAGAGAAACTCTCGGTGTTAACCGCGGCGGGGAAACCACCATAAAACACGGACGCACCGTAGCCACCGCCACCGCCACCGCCGATGCACCTGATCTTGATGTCAACCTGGTTGGCCTTGATGGAGGCATACGTGGGATCGGCATTCCGAACGAGCTGCAAGAGGGCGGCTTTCGTGATCGTCCCCGACGAGGTAAACTCATGGTAGAGCTTCCCGGAGCCGAGGCGAATAACCTTTTTCCTGAACCAACGGGCAGCGCGTGACGGTGGGTTAGACGGCATCTGCATGTGTCAGAATTCCCATATTTTGACGGAAGCACTGCCGGTCGCGTTCAACCCCATGGGAAGAAGCTGATCAGGCTCGGTAAGGCTGATCGGCCATCGCGCTCCGGACTCTAGTGGCCAGGTGCCCAATCCGCCGGCAGTGGGGAGCATGAGTTCGTCACCAGCATTGTCTGAAACGAGCTGAACCCAAACGAGAGGCGTATCTGGCAGGAGAGAATGGGTGATTGCCCCGGCTGAAAAATCGACTTCCGTGTATTTCGTGAAACGCATGGGAAGCGGCGCAACGCCTACGCCGTCGCCATTGTGATCCTCGGCCATACGTATACTTCTGACCATGTCGGCCTCCTGCGGGTCGGCAGCGGGAAGCGATGCCCGCCGCTGTTGTCGAAATGGATGGATTTACGGACCGGAAGCGTCAGGCTTCGGCGACGACGTCCGTTCCGTTAAGACGGACTTCGACGGTGTCAGTGCCGGACCCGACGATGACGCCGATCTTGTAAAGGCCAGTGGTCTCGGTATCGGTAACGTCGCCAGTATCGGCGTCGAAGTAGGCCGCCTTGAACAGGTCGCCTTCACCGGGGAACGAATAAACGCCCGACGTGTACAGCTCGTTCTTCTCGCCCTCGACGGTGGTCTTGATGGCGACGCCGAAAAGGTTCTCGACGACATAGCCATTACCGGACTGGTATCCGCCTGCGGGCGTCACCACGGTGATGGCGTTGCCCTCTGCGATGTAGTTTCTCATGAATGATCTCCTGTGATCTGGGGTGTTGGGGATGGTCAGGGCAACAAAAAAGGGGCCGTAGCCCCTCGTTTTGCCGGGTCTGGAGAAGCCGTTAGGACTTCTTGACCTTGTAGATTCCCTTGTCGCCGATGACGCCGAAGCCGAAATCGTGGACGACGCGGAGTTCAGCGCCGAGCGTGGACCAGCCTTCCTTCGTGGAGACCTGCGGACCGCTGTTGCCGGACAGGTAGCCGTAGGTGATGACCGGAGCGTCGGCCTTGTCGGTCGCGCCGTACCAGGCGTTGTGGGTGTCGAGGTTCGCTTCGACGACGATGCGGAACTTGCCCGAGAACGGGTTCACTTCACCGAGCGCCGTCGCCAGGAGCGCCGTCGCCAGCTTCTCGGCGTCCGTCTCGAGTGTCGGATCGACGAACAGCGTCTTGAGGCTGAAGTTCAGCGGGATGCCTTCGGACTTGTGGGCGCGCAGCGCTGCACGGATGAGCGACATGATGGCGACATCCGGCGATGCAACCGGGGTGGCGTGCAGGTTGCCGTGGTCAGCGTGGAAGACGGCCTTATTGTCGTACTGCATCTTGGGGTTCGACGCGATGTAGTCCCAGACGGCCTTGTTCTCCTGAGCGGCGACACGGCGACCGAGCTTGCCGAAGTGGTTCTGCAGGTAGCTGATGCTGTCGTTGATGAACAGCTCGCGGGTGAAGGGGATGATGACCGCCTTCGTGTTGATACGGCTCTTCTCGAGGCGACCGTCGCCGATCGTGGCGCGCTTGATCTCGCCACCTTCACCGAGGTCCTGAAGCGGCGGGAACTCGGTTCCGCGCATATGCTCGTGGTCACGGAAGTCGACATAGTCGGACTGGCTCGCGATTTCCTTGTAGGTCGTCGGAGCAGCGGCGTAGTCGGCGTCCATCACGCGGTGCATGGCGTTGCCGAGGGCGACCGGCAGGTCGGACGTGCTCATGAAGGCGCGCTCGGCGAGCTTGATCTTGTTGAAGACCGGACGTTCGCCGCGAGCAACCAAGATTTCCTGGAAGCCTTCCATGATGCCGCGGCCCATGAATTCGAGAGCCTTGCCCTCGGGCTTCACGCGGTCGGATACCCTGGCAGCCAGCGCGTCTTCGAAGGCACGGAGAAGGACAGCCGGGTCATCGTAGGAATGGCCTACGACAGCGGTCTGCGTGTTCGTCGGTGTTGCGGCGGCGCGTGCGGCCAGCGCTTCGAGGATGGAGGCACCAGCTTCCTGTACGGAGCGGCCCTGAAGGACAAGCGCCTCGGTGAAGGTCGCGTCCATGGCGTGGCGGGTGCAGAGGTTGCGGATTTCGCTTGAGCGCTGACGCTCGGCCTCGATCGCCGCCTGAATGGCAGCGGTGGGATCGACCGGCGCAGGCGTCACGGCGGCACGGGTCTCGATCGGAGCCGGAACGACTTCGGAAGCGGGGGTCGGGTTTGCCTGTGTGGCAGTGGTCATGGATGGTTCTCCTGTGGTGTTTCTGGTGAGGATGATTTCGCAGGGATAAGCTGCTGCATCCCCCTCCGAACGGACTGTTGCCCCGGCGTCGCGGGGAATGGGGGTGAGAGAGATTTCCCAAGGCTCCCAATCGATCGCACGCAGGGTGCGGACTTTGTCCTTGGCTCCTTTGGCCGTCACCTCGGTCATCTTGTGGACGCGATATCCGACGGAAACGGTCTTGATGATGCCCTGACGGAGCTTGTTGACGATGGCGTCGGCCTCGGGTGTGCCGGTCTCCATCTTGAAGCGGACGAAAGCCTCGCCGCCCGTGATCCAGTCCTCGACAGCGTTGCCAACGGTGTTGCGGACCGTGGGAACGTGGTCGAGGAGGATGGGGACGATGCCCGCGCTCAACCGATCCCGACGGATATGGTTGGGGTCGATCGACAGCTCCTCGTTGTACGGACCGATTTCCCAGTCGTAGCGGCGAGTGGCTGCGCCGGTGGAATAGACGGCTTCAAAGAGGACCTCGGAACCGTCGCCGCTGACGTCCGCAGCGCGGATCATGGCCTCGCGGAAGATGGTGCCAAGATGCTGGATCGTCGGTGTGGTCATCAGGCTGCTTCTTTCTTGTCGTCTTCGTCCTCAGTCTCGTCAGGCTTCTCCGACGTGTCCGACGGAGGCTTGCCGAGCTGCGCCATGGCCTTCTTGAAGGGGTGTTCGATGCCGAGGACGTTCTCGAAGAGATCGAATTCGGCGAGCAAGGCCTCCGCATGGCGCTGCGGGTTCTTGCCACGGCGGTTCAGAAGCTCGCCCCAGGCGGTCAGGCCGTTCCCGAGTTCCTGAATTTCGGCATCGCCGTCCTTCTTGGGATCGACGAAATCCGACGGTGCAGGCGTGCAAACGGCCAGAAACCTGTTGGTCAGCCAGAGGTCGGCGAGATGACCGGCATCGACGAACCACTCGCAGACGGGCTGCTGACCCATCTGCTCATAGGTCCACTGTTTCTTCGACTTCGAGCGGTTGAATTCGAGGTTCCCGGCTCTCAGGGACGAGTAGTTCGCCCCCGTGAGGTCGGAATAGACCTGGTGATATGTCAAACCCGATCCGATGGAGATCATGCGGATGAAGGTCTGCAAAAGAGCCGAATGGCCCGTAGAACTGCCAGGGTCGAAAGCCTTGGCGTCCTCGCCTGGCTTCAGCCTGCGGATCAGGCCGGGTTCGATCTCTTCCAAAGCATCATCGACATGACCGGGGGTGCTGCCAGGAGGAGCCTGGTAGCCGGCGGCCTGGTGGATCATCACCGTGAAGCAGGCTTCGATCTTGGCCTTCATCTTGAGGGCTGCAAGGTAGTCGCCGAGATCACGGAGATAGTCGAGGACCGCATGCAGGACCGTGACGCCGCGGATGTTGTTGCGGGTTTTCGTGAAAATGTGTGCAATCTGGTCGGCCGGGATACGCTGACTGACCATGTTGTAGCGCGTGAGCTTGGGGCTTTCTCCCGGGTGTTCGGGATACATCCAGTAGGCAACGCGAACGTCTGGGAACCGCTTGTTAAACTCGATCCCCATGACGATGGGATTGCCGAAGCCGGGACCGGGTTCGGTGTTGGTGCCGTTCTTCGTGGTATCGAGGAACTCCGGTTCCAGCACCTTGAGCTGGAGCGGAACCTTGAGCTTGCCCGACAGGCGCAGCGGATGGTCGGCAGGGACGATCATCCGACGGATGAAAGCTTCGCCCTTTTCGTGCCATATCCAGGCTGCGTTCGACTGGATGCCGTAGAGATTGGACACCCCCTCGGCATCGCAAAGGGTGGACTCGGCCCATTCCTCGAATAGCTTGTTCTGGCGCTTCACGACGGACTTGGAAACCCCGTCGGTTGGCATGAACTCGACCTTCATGCCGTCGCCGATGATGTGCATCGTCCAGAGGTCGATTATACGCAGCGCAAGCGGGTTGTCGCGGACTTCCTGCGTTGCGGCAGCGCGGAGCCGGACCATGCGGCTCGCCAACATGGCGTTCTCGCCGATATTGGTCGGATTCCAGTCGTCGCGGGAACGGTTGGGGGCGGCAGCCGAATAACGGTGCTGCACCTGGTTCATGGCGTCGATGCCGATACGCGCCTGAATACGACGCATGCCTGCCGACGGAGAGACAAAGGTGACGAGCTTGTCGATCAGGTTCATCGGCTACCACCTCTGCTGAATACGGCCTTGGTGTTCTGGCTGCCCTGTCCACCCGGCAGCATGGAGCCGAGCCACTGGTAGCGTTCGACCAGACCCTTGAACTCGTCGAAGGTGACCTGACGGCCACCCTCGGCGTTCTGCTTGAGGCCGGAGGCGATGACCTTGCGCAGGGAGGCGATTTCCGCCTCGATCTGGGCGCGTTCGGCGTCGGTCATGGCGTCTCCTAGCCCCGGAGCCAGCTCTTCTTGCGTGGCGGGATGTACTGGCTCTTGGGTCTTTCGACGATTTCGGGTTCTGGATCGGGATCGCGACGGACGTCGGCGAACGGCTCGTCGCGGGCCTGCGTGATCTTCGGTGGCTCGGGTTCGACGGGTTCGACGAACTCTGGATGTCCGTAAATCGCCTCAAGGGCGGTCCATTCGGCCTCGCTCCACTTCTCGGCACCACGGGCGATTGCCATGGCCTTGTTGTAGCACCAGCCGTCAAGCAGCTCGTTCGCGCCCATCTGCACCCACTCGGCCTTTTCCTCGTGCCAGTATTCGGCGACGAGTTCCTTCAGGGTGCCAACATCCAGCCATTTCGGCAGATGGACATACCCGAGAGGATACGGCTGACCGGGTTTAGTCGGCTTGTCGAGCCGCAGCAGGCCATATAGCTCCTGTTTGAGCATGTGACCGCCGATCATGTGGACGCGGATTTCCGAGGTCTTCCCCTTCGTTCCGCGCTTATTTTGCAGTTCCATGGTCGTGGAAGCCGCAATTGCGGGTGACGTCAGGTTCTGCGATCCCCTGATGGGCATCGCGAAATCCAGACCCATCTTGCGGCACCAGTTGTATGCCGGACGGGTCGCGTAACCGACGTCAACGCCGATCTTCTCGAGCGCCATCATGGATGTGCCGTTTTCGTGAGACCACTTCCGTCGGGCGAATTCCGTCAGCTGGTCCCAGACCTTGGTTTCGTACGGCGATCCCATGAACTCGACATGCTCGACCAACCAGGTGGAGCCGCCGCGGCCGTGGGCGATGACGAAAACTTCGAGACGACCACCAGCGGCGGCCTGCACGTCAACGGCAGCGGTGAGGAAGCATCCGCCATAAGGCACGATACCGGCCGTCCAGTCGTCGCGACGGTCGGAAAGGCGCTGCCAATCGGGAATGTCCGTCGAAACCTTCCAGGTCTCCCCGAGGGTGGTGTTGACGAAGGTCTTGAACTTCGACGGCGTCTTGTAGGAGCCGAGGAACTTCTCGACCAGGTTCTTCCACTTCGCGTTCGGCTGAAGCGAATAAAGCGCGTTGATGTAGAAGCCTGCATGGCCGGTGCGTTCGTAGACCTCCGGAAACTCGGCTTTCCAATAGCCGTTCTGGAGCATCCAGAGCTTCTTGGTCTCCGGAATACGGCAACCATTGACGCACTGATACCAAAACTTCGTCGGGTCCTTGAATGGCTCCCAGCGGAGGCCAGGCTCGTCCTTCTTTCCCTGTCCCCAAACGAGACGCTGATGCGTCTTGCAAGTCGGACATGGCACCCAGAAATGCCGCTGGTCAGAGTCAGCGAGCCGTCGGGATATCTTCGATATCGCTTCCTCGGTCGGCGTCGATCCGGCGATATCCTTGGGGTCGTAGGCCTGCGCCAGACGCTCGGCGATCAGGTTCATCTGGTCGCCTTCGACACCGGCCGTGGTGGGCCAGCCGTCGATTTCGTCCGAGATCACCGCATCGGCGTCGTGGTCGCGAAAGCCGCCGGGAGAATTCGCCCCGATGCCCTTGAGGGAGCCACCGGGGAAGTACTTCTCCGTGATCGTGTCCTGCGCCGTCGCCGCCGAGAACAGACCGTTGAGCTTCATGACGGGCCAACTGAAGGCGGCCGCCACGTGCTCTTTCATGAACTTCTTCGTATCGTCGATCGTCGGACGAGCGAGGAGCAGGTTGCCGGGATCATGCGCCCGACGATATCCGAGGTAGGCAAGCAGCACCTGGGTGTAGCCGACACGGGTGCATTTCTGCCACGAGACCTTGCGGGTCCTCGGATCGCCCATGACGTCGAGGATTTCCACCTGGAACGGCCAAGGGTGGTATCGAGAGCCGTCCTTCAGCCTGGCATGCTTCGCGGCCCATGCGGACACCGAGATGCGTTCGGGCGGTCGGATGATCGAGAACGCCTTCTTGAGGTCGGTCGCCACCTTGTCGCAGCCGACGAACAAGGCGTCGATGTCACTCTTCGACGTCGTCTTCGATTTCGATGTCGTTCGGGTCGATTTCCTTGCCGATGCTTTCGACCGGCGTGGATGCGAGCTCGTCGAGAGCCTCGTGGATGATGACATCGAGATACTCCCGGATCGCGATCTCGTCCTCCATCGCCGAGAGCTGCCCCGCGTGCTTCTTGGGAACCTTGAGAAGCACCGTCTTGACGCGGGCGAAGGCTGAAGACACAGCGAGACGGAGGTCGATACGTTCGACCAGTTCGCCCAACACCTTGCGGCGCTTGATCCGAGCGAGTTCGATCTGCTCTTTGCGGAGCCGAGCGAGCTGGATGTCGGGATCGTCGCTCTCGGGAACCTCTTCGGTCTCCTTCGAACGGCCCGCTGCCTGGTCACGGAGGTGCTGAATGTAGGCGACGCGGCAGACGTCCAGGTCGGCATCGGTCAGCGCCTTGCTGTTCACGGCCGTCGGGAAGACGCCCTTGCCGAACAGCTCGCGGACCGAGCGCTCGGAAAGGTCCAAATGTCGGCCTAGAGCAGCCTGCGTGAGTTTCTTGGGTTTCGGAGCGTTTGGCGTGGTTTTCGGTGCCATACGACGCTCCAGACGCGATTTCAGGGGGATTTACAGACCTTGTCGACGCCGTACGTCGCTGCTTTTTGGCGGAGGTGCCGGGTATCTGACCTTCCCCAACACCCAAGGTGCGCCCATTTTTCCAGCCTCATCGGCGCGGCGACGCGGCGGCGGAGCCCCCTATGCGAAAAATTTTCAAATCAGTGGAGGCCCGCGCCTCCGGGCCCCGTGATGCAAAATGCCGACCGGAAGGACCCACTCTGTTGACAAACAATGACTACGCTCACGTTGTCAGCAAAGTTGGGCTTCCGATGACCGGACAAGGCATTCAGGGAAGGGGCAGGGGCGGCCGCCAGATGGGGTCAACGGCATGCCGATGATGTTATGGATGGCCGACGTCATGGCGAAAACGAGGGAACGGTAGCGCCGACGTCGACCTCTGGCATCACGCCAGAAACAGAAAACCCGGCGCTCTTGTGGAGGCCGGGTCGCAATTCCTGCTGTTATCAAAAAAGGTGCCCTGGTGGCTCCCATGCGTCAAGCCTGTCGTTTTCGCCGGTAGGAAGAGGACGACGTCGAAAGACTTGGGTACCTGCGCTTATCTTCTGGTTGCAGAACGATAAACTCGCTTGCTAACAGCAGTGATTCGTGGGCGGGGATGAGTAATGACGGTCGAATTTGAAGGTAGTCGTTCCAATGCAGAGGCGTTCCTTCGCAACCATGCAGGCCGTTTCTATGTATATGTTCTCTACCGTCCAGACGGGAAACCGTTCTACGTAGGCAAAGGTATCAACAAGCGCGTCTTTGACCATGAGGCCGAAGCTCGTCGCCATCACCCGTTCGGTGAAAGTAACCCTTTCAAATGCAACGTCATCCGCAAGATCATCCGTGATGGGGGCGAGGTCGGATATCGGATTGACCGGTTCTATGACTCCGAAAGCCAGATGGAATGTCTGGAGCGAGAGGCCGAGTTGATCCAAACCTACAAGCGTCTTCACGAGGGTGGAAGTCTCACTAATCTAGCGGGTGGGCTCGGCAACATGTCCGGCGCTGCACCTTTCAGCCTCGAGCGTCATGCCGCAACGCTATCCGGCGAACCCGAGAACAACCCGCAGCGTGCGACACTCAACCGCTTTCTGTTGAGCATTGGCCCTGTCTCCAGTATTCCCATCAAACCATTGGATCAGATATCACGTGTCCTTCCGTCGACACCACATCCCAACAGCCGGTCGCCGACGGCCCGATGCGCTTACGCTCTGATCGCCAGTGCCTCGGCCGAAGGGTTGCGGTTGACCGAAGGCGTCCACATTTCCCGGACCTTCGTATACGAGGGCGTCAAGGCCGTGATCGAGAACGGTGTTTCCCGCGACTTGCTCAAAGCGAACATGGCTGCATTGGTCCCGGCAAACGACCCAACCGATGAAAAATACCTGCTATCGGGCGAACAAGTCCGGCTGATGGAGACGCTGGTTGGCAGGCAACACCTGACCGAACGGGGATTGCTCTAGCTTATGGCTATCCCAAACAGCAAAAAGCCCCCGGTGAAGGGGGCTTCGATTGGCTGCGCGGAGGAGATACAGATTAGAAGGATTTGGCGTAGAGTTCGGGATGGCGCTCGGGGTATTTGAGTTCCGACAATGCGCCCTCGAGATGCTGGATGACGGCTGCATAGACTTCGCTATAGTCCGACCCAATGATGTTCGTTGCCGTCAGGACGACGTCGGGATTGATGTCGAGATGGCAGTCTTCCCTGACCAAGTTACGGTTGTCATCGAGCCATTCGATCGAACTGCCGATGATCTCGCGGTCTACGGCGACGTCGAAGGCTACGTGCCGCGGCATATCGACTTCCTCGGCAAATCTGGCGTTGAGAACGCGGATGCGCTCACGGGGGGCGAAGTCGATATCCTCGCCCACCAGTTCTGCGAGCGTAATTTTCGTCTGCTGTGGCATGTGGTTTCCTTTCCTGTTGTCACCGGGTTCCAGTCGGCGGTGGCAGACGGACCGTTCCGCTGCTCACAATTAAATGGTGCTCTGTATCCCTGAGTGATGCAAGCGCGGGCGGATAAAAAATTCAATGTTTACAATGGGTTATGTAAATAACCATCGCAAATCCTCGGACTGTCAACGAACTTTTTTCGTGAGGAAAGATGGATGCGGCTCAATATCCGCCGACAGGATTTCCATCGGCGGATAGAATGCAGGATTGGGCGTCAGGCAGCCGGTCGGACGTTGTATCCGGCCGCGGCGACAATGGTTGTCAGCCTCGTGATGACGTGGCGCTCGATCGGCGACAGGATCGTGTCCGGGACGTTTCGGACTGACGACGGCTTGCGGTACGACTTGATGGTCAAAGGTGCCACTCCTGCGATGATGGCGGCCGCCTTGTAGTCAAGGCCGCCGATGTCGAGCAGGAATGCCAGGCGCTCCCGCGACGTCATCTCCGAGCCGTCAGGGTGACGATAGAGGGTGTTGCGGTTCAGAATCACTGGCCACCCCCTCCGTAGACGATGAGAGCTTCCACAATCGTGTCCGCCTTCACCCAGGTGGCGCTGCCGTTCTTGCTGAGACCGACCCGGCCACTTCCGGAAACAACGACGGCGAACAGGTCTCCAGCACGAAGGCCGTCCCTTCCGTATACAGGGATGAGGCGCGGCTCGACGCCGGGTACATCCTCGACGTCGAGGACTTCGGCGAAGCTGGGGATTGTGCCGTCACGAGAGAGATCACTGAGCAGTGCGTCTCCGACGGCCCAGAGCGGTACGGGTTTTGCCGCGCCGTATCTCCAGGCGACGTCGCCGACGTCGCCCAGAGGCCTGCAGTCCACGCTCTTTACGAATTCCCAGATCGATTGTCCGGAGATGTGGCTCTCCGCAGCGTGTTCCAGGCTATCGTAACCGGCGTCTGCGCAGCACTGCTCGATCGCGTCAATCTTGTCGTTGGCAATGTATACGACGCCTGCTTCATCAGGACACCTGATGACGAAGGCACGGCTCCTGATGCCAACGGTTTCCACGATTTTCTGAAGCATGTATTCTTCCTTGCGATGCCCCCTCGGGGCGTTGATGTTGCGGGGACCAGGTTCCAGATGCTCCCCAATGTCGCCACCGACGCCGGTGACGACAGAATGAAGCATCGACGGCGATCACATCATCCAGCGGACGATCTCAACACCGAGGTCGTCTTCGTAGGTCAGCCAGTCGGTTGACCAGAACATCTCTTCGCCTTCCACGGTCGTCACGGTGACGAGCAGCGGCCGAAGGACATCGCCGACAGTATCGTCGGTTGCCGGAAGGCCGAACGCAGTTGCCGCGACATCCACATGCTGGAATCCACGGATCGTCTGCCCGGCCTGGATGGTCAGTTCCTTCGCGTCGATCTTGAGGACGCCGCTGTTCGTCATCTGCCAGCCAGCGTTGAATTCGGCAGTGAATATGTCGAGGACGATCTCGACGCCGTCGATACCGACGGCAGCCGATGTGTTCAGGAGTTCGACGACCGCGAATTCGACGGCCTCGACGCACATCGTGCGGGGATCGGTCTTGATCAGGCCGACCAGTTCGGCCCAAGCGGCGTCGAACGCGGCCTGGCGATCGATGGCGGCCTCGCGTTCGGCGGCGGCGATCTCGTCGGCTGCGGTGACGGGGATGTAGAGATAGGTGGCTTCGGTGGCTACGTTCAGCTGGTACATTGCTTTCATCTTTCCTGAGTTCCCCGGGTTCCAGTCGGTGATGGGAGGTGGTGGGTTTGTTACCGCCCATGTAAAGATGATTGTATGTATCCTTGAGGGATGCAACCTGTTTTACTTGAAAAACAGGAAAAAAATTAAGTAGTAATTTGAGATGCGTTGCGTGTTATGGGAATGTAAACAAACTTTTTATTTGATTGATTTTTATGCTTGAATTCTACCGGCGGTATTCTGGCATGCAGAATGGCAGATTGGAGGACGCCTCGCTTTCCGATGAGCTTTCGGAAGAGGTGTACGCGTACTTCCACCGCCTATATTCGGTCTGCCACATCTCATTGAGCCTCGATTCGATAAACGATGCCAACCGGCCGGTGATCTCCGGCCCGGGGATATATACGAACTCCAGCTCGAAGTGATCCGAGATGTCTGCGGCCAAGCTCTGGGCTTCAGTTGCGGTGATCGATTGTAAGGTCATGCGGCCTCGCTTTCCTTGTTCTCGCTCTTCGGCACCCGCTCGCCCGAGCGAACCTTTTTCACCAGCTCGTTGAGGACGTCCTCGCGCCGGAGGCGGTATTCAACGCCATTGACCACAAAGGTCTGGTGGTCGCGCAGGAACGCTTTGATACCGAGCCGGATGGCCTCGAAATCGGCCAGCGAATGGTTCTTCGAGAGGCAGAGCTTTTTGATGTCGTCGTCGGCAACGGAGACCGAGACCGAGAACAATTCGGACCCGAAGACAGCGGTGTTAGTGCTGTTGTAGGCCGATATCGGCAGGGAGAATGGATGCGACCCGAATGTGAAGTCGACCCTCATAGCCTCGTAGTCGACAGTGAGATCGCAGGGCTGGCGGTTGGTTCTGATTTTGGTGTCAATGTCGGTCATTTCTCTCTCCTGACCCAGACGTCGCACTTCTTCGTCACCAGGATCGCCGTGCTGGAGAACCGGGGGATCGAACGCTCGGACGCGCAGGCCCATTCTGTTCTGTTGAGTGTGAAGGTGTCGCCGTCGCCGAGGAGACGACGGTATTCGGGGACGGGCATGCCCGTCGCCAGCCATGAGATGAAACCTACGGCGATGATGACGGCAGCGTGTGCCAGATCGGATTTGGGGAGGAGGGTCATGCCGCCCTCCCGTTTTCTTCGATCATGAGGCGCATGCTCGATAGGTGACGGAGAGTGTCGTCGAAGTATCCGCGCCAGGTGCTACCCACGGCCATCTCGCATCGCTCCGTCAGGAACTTAAACGCCTTGATGAGGCACGCCTCTGCCGGAACCAGAGGGTTCAGGTCTCTAGCAAAGTGCAGACCTCCATCTTCACCGATTGTGACGTCCGAGGTGACGAAGTCGTCCCCTTGTCCTCCGTCTTTCAGAAAGCCCCGCTCAAGGCCAACCGACATAACTAGGGTGGACGCGGACAGAGGCGTGTAGTCCAGCCAGATCATCTGGATCGGGGACATATTGTCCTCTGGATCGAAGGCGAACCTAACCTCAAGATCGTTGAAGCTTTGCGCGATGCGGAATTCCATCAGGACACCCTCCTTCCCATGACGTCGGAGAGCACCTCCACCGTCTTCTGGAAAGCTGACTTTGCCCGGAGATCGAGACGACGGCCGGCGGCGTTGAGTTCGTCCAGCGCCTTCCTGAATCGATCCTCGGACAACACGTGCAGAGCGCAGCGGCCATGGCGTTCGACCAGGTCGGCATCGGTCAGCTTCACGGAGCCGCGGCCGAACAGACCGGGCTTGGTTCCATTGCGGGCGTCATGGGAGACCTTGCGGCGGATGGCACGGCTGCCGTGCGGATGTGCGTTCTCGGCGACGAGGTCGATGCCGAGCATCTCGTTCGTGTTGGCGCGCTTCATCAGGACGTTGTCCCGGCGGACGGCCTTCGACTGGTGTCGCTTGATGATCGCCTGAGACGTCACGTACTTCTTGAGGTCTTCCTCGGTCGTGTTCGAGAAGTTGAACGTGTAATAGGCGGAGATGGCAGCGCGACGTTCCTGACGACGCTTCTGGCGGGAGGTAAGCTGCCTTACTCTGGGCTCGATGACGAAGTTCTCGAGGTCTCCGAGGCCGTGGTTATCCGGGCCGATGGTCAGCAGTTCAGTTTTCTGGATTACGTATTCCCGCAGCCGATCCATCGACAAACTCACGCCTTCTCCCCACGACGACGGGGCGTCTACAGGATCGACTGCGTCGGCGAGCTTCGTCCATTCTCCGTTCGAGACCGAGTACATTCCGTCTTTGATGGTCTCGAGCATCCTGATTTCAGTGTTCATAGTGTTCCCTCGTTTTGTTGTCGTTTCGGATTGCCCGGTTCCGCAGAGCTGCCTTCACCGGCATGGCGAAGATCGGGGTCTCGGGATCGGGAATGGGGGCGACGTCGGCCGGGGCTTCCCAGACGGCCATCCTCGCGCCAAGGCGGGGGCTGCGTCGGTAGCCGCGCATGTCGGCGTAAAGGTCAAGGCCCTGGTCTACGATCTCGGCGCAGCGCGTGCGGCGGAGATGGACGTGGGCGGCGATCTGGCGGAGCGAGCTGCCCGTCGCCCAGAGTTCGACGATGTGATGTTCGATGTCGGTCGCCTTGCAGGCGAGACGCCAGCGTTCCAGGCAGGTGCGATGCTCGATGTTGTGCGGCGTCGTCGGGATGAAGTCGCGTTCCCCGGACGATGCGCCGCCGCCCATGCCGATACGGACCATGTCGAGGGCGCGAGCGCCGAGGCCATCTTCGAGCGCAGCGCGGATCGCGAGTGCGGACTGAAGGCGGTGAGGATCGATATTCGCGGAGAGAAGTGGGTCGGCCGTTACGCGACGGCGTGTCTCGGGGGTTCCGAGATCAATGTCGGGTCGCTTTACGACCTTCTTGTTTTTGTTCTTGCGTGCCACAGCCGTTCCCCAACATCTGTAGTGTTAGGGTCAGTCGACCGGCGGAATGGAACAAGGAAAAACCGAAGGATATTCGGGAGGATACTGCGCAACGGAAAAGGCGCACGGTTAAAGCTTGGAACCCCCGCGCGCCTTCCAGGAAAGAATACATGCTCGAGGAGCTGCATCCGTCCGACTAAAGTGAAATTGGGGGTCGAAAAAGTCAAGGCAGACACATGTCAGAGGCTTGGGCAATCGATTGCCTGGATGCCGTCCTTAATCCATCCAATCGTCTTGGTGGCACGATCAACGCTATAAATCGTACCATCGTCCCCCATAATGGCCGCTTTCGTACCGTCGTCAACCATCACCTTTGCTCCTGAACTTCCCGTCTCTCGTGGAGCCGATAGTATTTTCTCGAAGAGTCGGCATGCTTGCTGTGTATTGTTCTGTCGCTCATTTCGCTCAGCAAACTTTAACCGCCATGCATCACTGGCGTTTGCCTCGAAGCACTGAGTAGAGGCGAACACCGGAGTGGGAAGGGCGCGTTTGCACAAATTCAATACCATTTGCGCCTTGTCGGCTGATTCGACCGGCAGCATTCCGATCATGAGCGACTTAGCCCCTACTGTAAAAGGAAGGTCTACGACTGCGAAGCTACCGACCGCAATTACCCCGGTAAGCAGATAAACGACTTTGTTCACCCATTCCCCCTGCTATTTCCACATCAAAGTCCTTTTGTAGTCGATCGCCTGAAAAACAAAAGCCCCCGACGTCGAGTGGACGCACGGGGGCTGATTTAGAGACTAGAGACCCTGGTCTTCGAGGTAAGCCTCGAAGGCAGGACCGAGGCGCTTACCCGCCCATGGCGCAAGACGAAGCACATAGCGCTTCAACTTGCCGACCTCGGTGTTCTCCTCGGGCGTCGAGATCGGGAACGTGATCGTGACACCGCGTTCCGGCTCAGCAACGCCCGGGAGCTTCTTGGCATTGCCCGAGAAGAGGACCACTTGCGCCTCTGCCGTCAACTTCCCATCGACGAGCAGCAGGCGGAGCGTCCAGCGGCGCGACAGGTAGAGCTGCGACGCACGCGGACCAGAATGCCAGTCCAGAAGACCGAAGACCTCGTACTCGCGAACTACGCCACGAGCGCGATTTTCGACATTTGGCCCCGGAGGGCACCAGACATGGAACTGCTTCTCGCCGTGCCAGTAGCCTTGCGGAAGTGGTTTCACAGGCTGAGGCTTGGGCAATGCCGGACCTGCCGGACGGTGGGTGTAGGGCTTCGACATCGTCGAACTCCTTTCGCAACCGGCAGGCGGTGAGCCGGTGACCCGTATTGAGCGGAAGTGTCAATATGAGTTGTTATCGCCATTTCCTCGCGATCGGTGTTCTGTCTAGCCTTGGGTGCTTCTCCTTCTCTTAGTCTCTAATTTCCGATTTAGGGGCAGGGCTTTTAAAACCCCTTTCTCGAATAACCGGCATTTTATCTTTTCGCCGGTTTTCGGGGAATAACGACCTCAGCAGCTCATCCGCACGACGGGCTGCTGAGGTCTAAGGGGCGCTATACGGCGTGTGCGAACTCGCCGACGAAGGCTTCAAGGAGGCACTGCGCTTCAGCGCGGGCGTTCTCCAATTCCTTCTTGGCCTTGGCGACGATGGTCACCGCCTTTTCCAGGCTGGGATGTGCGAACGGGAAACCCAGGGCCTCGAACACGGCGGTGATCTCGACGCCTTGCGGGAACTCCGCGGTTACAGTGAAGGGGCCGAGTTCGCGGGCAGGGTTTGGCGACAGAAGATAGACGTCCTCGTCGAGCGCGATGACGCGGCCGTCGAGAACGTCGGCAGTGTTACGAGCGTGATGCAATTGCATCGCAAACTGAAGGAGTGCGGTGTAGACCGTCAGGTCAGCGACGAGGGGCGCAATAGCTGGGCCGAGGGGACGCATCTGCATGTCTCCGACGGATTGAAACGGAATCCGGCTGCCGAGCAACGAATGTCGTTGCGTATTTCCCGGTTGCGCGTTTCTGACATGCCGACTGCCTCCTGTTTTCGTCGCTTGTAGCTCGAATTTCGGAAGCAAACCTTGCTCCGATGCCTCAAATTTTAGCTTTCGAAAAGAAAAACCCCAACTCGTCGGCGGGGTCCATTCTACGATTGCGGCGAACAGTCGGCGTCGGCGTTGTCCAGCTCGCGCTGCTCCAGCGCTTCGGGCCACCACTCGCCATCGCGTTGCCAACAAAGAATGTCTCCACACGGCGGCCAGTTGTCGTCCACGGGTGACGGAAATTCCAGGTTAATCGTAGCAGTCATACACAGAGTCTCCGAATTCATTGATACCATGCTGTAGGTACGTTGCCGCTGTGGCAAGCGCCGACCGACGTGTTCGGCGAACGGCACGCTGCACCCGGGTTGAGATGACGTGATCTTTTAACGAGATGACCTTGGCCGATTTCTGACGCGGCGGACGGGTCGCTAGGTATGCTTTGCAGCCTCTGACGAACTTGAGCGCCTTCTGCCGACGATCCTCTTCGGAGATCGTCGGCAGGTACGCATCGACGGCGTCGTGCAGAATATCGATGATATCCAAGTCTTTCATTTTCCCCTCGCTTTCTCCCGGTTTCCCTACCGGTTATCCTGATGTTGTTTCCGCAGGCGGCCGACCGCAAGTCATGGCCGCCGGCGGACAGGAGGCAGGCCACGAAGGATGACGAGGGCGTCGGGGCCGTATGATCCACCTCGTGCAGCTTCTTCCATGCCGAGCCAGCCCCAGTCAGCAGCAACGCCGGTGACGAGGTCGAGGACGGCGGGCGTGGGGTCGGCGTTCTTCGGTCCCCGGAATTGACGGACTGCGGAGCCATGGATTTCGAGAGTCGCCAGCGGTGCCCCGTCCCGGTCACGGACGCTATAGAGATGCCGGTCAGGGGCCAGCAGCAGCCAGTCGTAGCCCCCGTGGCCGATGCAATGGCGCATAATATTGCCTTCCTTGAGGAGCGCCATTGGCGACCGGAGTTCTACGAGGGTGTGACCGGCTCCGAGGTCGGCTACGAAGGTCTCATCATCGGTACCGAGGGCGACGTCGGACGCCTTCCTGACTGGAAGTCCCTTCCTGGCTTCGTGGAACAGGCGCTCAATCGAGCCGCATTTCAGAAGCTTCTTTGGATGTCCACCGGAGCCAAGGTTACCGAGCCAGGCATGCCCCTCCGACTGAGCAACGTGCAACCAGTCAACGACGTGATTGGCCCGGATGGAATGCCATCCCATCCACAGCGCCGATCGACGAGCCCATTTCCTGCGGAGAACGTCGCCGCCTTGCTCGGGCCACCCATCAATACGGAGCCATTCCTCGCCGCCATGTTCGAGGATGACGCGCATCCATTCAGGATCAAGGGCGTCGAGCTTGGCCCAGTCGTTATAGAACACACGAACGAGGCTGCATTCGACCAGCCTCTTGATCGGCCACAGAACACGATCCGGAATGTCGAGGTCAGATATCAGCTCTCGACGAGCGATTGCATACTCTGGGCTGTCGTACTTACCCAT